AAATTACCGGGCAAAAGTATAGATCGACACTTTTCGGTACCCTTCCGACCCGGGCAATGGCCATAGTACTCGGCCATCTTTGCCTTTTTCTAACGGTTCCGTAGCAACCAAGTCTTTGTCCAGCGACTCTTGTGAAGTCGGTAGGTTAACTGGTTTCATTGGACGAAACACGTCTGGATCGATTGCATCCCCCTTCACGTAAATGCTGTAAAGAGGGGTGACGTAGTCACCAGGCCACAGGTTTGGAACCTTGGCTGGTGCTCTTTGAAAGGTATCAAAGAACACTCCGCAATACCCTTTGCGCCGAAATTCGCGCTGGATCCGGCCACCCCAATCTCTCGATATAAGGTGACCATCGCCATAACCGTCTGGGCCGTAAAGCCTTAGCGGTTCAGGGATAAGCGCCTCCACTTCCAACGCGTCGTCGATGTTATGATTTCGCATGTAGAAGTTGTGGAGGGTAAAGAGTGTCTCGCAACTTACCGCCGTTTTCTGGTAGTAAGGGCGAGTGTCGATGCCCAGATAGTAATCAGCACCACACGATTCACGGAAAGGACCAGCGACATACGATTTTAACCGATTAACGGTAAAGCCGCATTCTTCTAGCACCTCGACGACTTCTCTGACCCGGTTACTTGGGCAGATAATGTCATCGCCGTAAACGCTCACGCTTGAAACCTGGTCTTCACAGACCGAAGCAGTGAGCGCCCAAAACAGTAGCGTCTGTAGGGGAAAAGTGTAACCATTCCCCATGGACGAGAACTGCTCGAGCTGTATGGTTTGGTCGCCAAAAACGACCACTCCGCAGCCGGCTGCCCGTAACAGGGCATACCAAGCTTCTGGCAAGAGGAACTTGACAAGTTCTTTGCAGATGGTGTCGGAGGCTGATTGGAGATCGAGCGTAGCCAGGTCGTCGTTGAGACTTCCAAGCCGCGCCATCATCTGATTCTTGCTCTGGTCAGTGATGTCGATCCCCGCGCGACGCAACGCCTTCTCCAGCCAAATCCCAAGCCCCCTTTGTAAGAGGGTATTCAGGGTCTGCTGGACGATTATCGGGCGGTACGTCTTCGCGTTTTTGGGCACGAACTCAAGGCGCCCCGGCGATATAACAACCGGAACGTACGCGGTTTCAAACCCCTCCTCGTCGATCCACGGCAGCCCGTCGTAGTGGCATTCTAGCCACCCGGGCATTGCACGTAAGAGAGACGGGAGGAAACCGCTCCTCAAGAGAAGCTCGCTACACTGGGGCGTTTCAGCTAATTTCTGCTGAGGGTTCGCCTTCCTCTTTGTTATTGAGGTCGTACTACCCGGGCCAAAACGCAGGTCCAGGTCCCCAACTTTAGGACAAGGTCCTAACACCTTCGCTATTTTCCGACGGGCCCTGAAAAGGGCCAATACGACGCCGGGGGAGAACTCTCCCGAAAGTCCGGAAGCTAGGGTGCGAAACTTGTTGTTGGAGGACCGGCATTGCAAGTCGGCCAGGAGAAATGCATTGTACGCGACAAGTTCCTTCTCCGATTCATACGGAAGGGGCTCAAGTTTCTGAAAGAACCCCAAGGCTTGTCTACACTCGATCAACCATTGAACCGGCCAATCGAATGACGTAAGATGCAGATCAAACCCGATGATGCTGGCCCAGTCACCTTGCTTGATCAGCTCGGCGATCTGGATGCCAATCGGGCCGCCCCGAAGGGCGTGACGGATAGAGAGGCTCCGCAGTACCTGGAGTGAATCATCAAGACTCCACTCGTCCGTCCAACCAGTTGTTCTGCTGCTCAAAGGTTTGTCCTTCTTCATCATAGTCCCTTTCTTGGGTGATGGATGAACACGACAGCGCGCAACCCCCGCCTGCCACGCATGTAGCGTGCATAGCGAGAATGCACATCACAGTAGCGGCGATAAACCGCGTAGGGCCATCCATGTTTAGGATGCTGTGATGCCCTGGTCAACCAGTTCAGCTGCCGGACCCACCGAAGGCGCCGCCACCGAGGTGGAGACGTTGTTGAGGAGGTTCGTGACAACTTGTTTGGCCAACCGCCGCTCCGCAATGGTGGCCCGCTCGTGAAAGTAACACACGACGGACACCTGATTCACGTAAGCGACACGGGGCGCAGCCGTATAACCAGCGGCATTCTGGCCGGAGACGGATTCCATGACTGGGACCTCGACCCGGATCTCGCAGCGCTCCATATTCCCCCGGAGCTTCTTGAAGAACGTCGTGAGACGCACATTCGCGAAGATCGGGACGGCCAAAAGAGCTTCGCGCCAG